CGCCGAGGACGCGGGCAAAGACGGGTATCTCATAATCGGGAATAAACCGCGTCCCGATTTCGATACGGCTTATCGAGTCCCGCTCCATTGTTACGCCCTCGACCTGCACCCGCGCCGCGAGGTCGCTTTGTGAGAGCCGGAGCTTTAGCCGTGCCTCGCGGATGCGCTCGCCGCTTATATTCTTCTTTCCCTCAAAATCATATATCCGCAAGCTCTCGCCTCCCATGTGTTAATGTTCTGCATTTTTCTTGACTTTAGCACATACGCAACGCATAATTGTGTTAAAGGTCAGCAGACCGAAAAAATAGGAGGGAGTTACTCATACCATGAAAAAGCATATTGTTACTTGCGTGAAGTGTGGGAGGCAGTTCGACGCGAACGAGGGAGGCGCTTATTATCCCGAGTCCCGCCGCTATGTCTGCAAGCGTTGTGTAGATAAACAGAAGTCCGAGCAAGCGGATAGAGAAAAAGCTCGCAAGGCGGAGGAGCGCAAGGCAGAGGCAGACGAGCGCGAGCGCGTTTCGGGTATGCGGCAGTCAAAGGCCGCTATGCTCGTAAAGATTGTCGTCGGTGTTCTGTTCCTGTTCGCCGCCGTCTCGCTCGCCGCACAAGGGAATATCTCCTCTTTCGTGTGCGGGCTCGTTATCGGCGGCGCGCTGGTCGCGTGGGGGCTCGTGCCGTATCTGAAAGCGAAAAGCGGGAGGCGTTGAGCTATGTTTGTCAGCTTCTCGAAGCGCTTAAAGTCAATGAGCGGTTTCCGGCTCGGAGTCGGCCTCCGGCTTACCCGGCGTAATTGCTGGTACTTCCTTTTCGTGCTGGTGCTCGTCGGCTGTTTCTATTTCTGTTGGTATTCCGTGTTGGCTTGCGGATGGATGCTTTACGGCCTGTTCTACGGCCTTTATCTCATGTTCAAGTATGCGGCAATCGGAGTTAAAAAGCTATATGTGCTCATTAAACGCACAATAACGCACGCAACGCATTAAAACGCACGCAAAAAGAAAAAGCGGGCGAGGCCATAGAGCCCCGCCCGCTTTTTCTGCACGATTATACGTCGGAAAGATTGCCGAGAGCGCCCGCCGCCTCGAGTGCGCGGTAGATGATGCAAGCGACGGCCTCGCGGGTAATCGGCTGTTGCCATCCGAAATTACCGGCTCCGTCGCCGTTGAAAATGCCCTTGCGCTTGCAGTATT